TGTGATGGTTTAATACTTGATCCTGTTAAACGATTAAGAACAGGAGCATCAAAGCTTATACCATTGTGCATGATAAACTTATCAATCATCTTAGACCAAGATGCAAACTCTTTACATTCATCTTGTACCCATACCTTTTCTTTACCAGTGGCATAGTCACAAGCTACAATGCAATGTATCTGAGTTGCATCAAGGCTATCAGTTTCGATATCAACTATTGCTGTTACCATAGTACTATCCTAACTAAACTATTCCGGAATCATTCTTTTCATCATACCATATATTTTTTCTTTTACCTTTACCATCATCTGTATATTTTAACATTTCTCCTTCCTCATCACAAACATCACATCCCTCTATTTTTAATCTATCACCTTTAGCCTTTTGTAAACAGTTAGGACAATCAAAATAAAGATCTTCTGTTAAAATACTACCTAAATTAGGGACTTTCCTCATACCTGAGTTCCATTTGTCAGTGCCTTGTTTAATCCACTCAATATAATATTCTTGAGGTAGCCAAGGATATTCTTCCCTTTTCCATTCCCCATATTCATAGTAAGAATCACGAGAAAAACAATTTTCTCCTGTTTTAAATACATAATTAGCACCCCAATTATAAACTTCTCTTCTAAGATCAGCCCAGTTAATTGCAAAAGTTATTTGCTTTGAAGTTATTGTAATTTTATTACTCATCTTGATCTCCTTCAAAAGGGTTGTTAATTTCTGACATTCTACCAGTTTCTTTATCATAATGCAAGTGACAAGTTACACCAGTGTCACCAGTATATCTATTCTTTAAGATACGTAGGACAGTAGTGTTAGCTTCTACCTCATCGTCAGCCTGTTGATTACGCTCTAATGCTATCACACTATCAGATAGGTGAGCAATAGATGCAGACCCCCTAAGATGTGAGAGAGATACTTCTCTACCATCTTCGTGACCTCTATCACCTGATGGCCTACGTAGATGACTGACAAGTAATAAGCCTATGCCTGTCTCTTCAACAAGAGAACGTAGCTTAGTCATAAGAATATCAATAGACTTACGCTCATCTCCATTGTCTTCTTGACCTGATACTAAGATAGATAAGTGATCAAGGAATACCCACTTACATCCTAAACCTTTAGCCATGTATCTTACTCTACCTAGTATCTCATCGTTAGAGATAGAACCAAAGTGATCAAAGGCAAAGAACCTACCAGTACCTACAGTCTTTTCTTGCCATCCTTTTAACTGATCCCTTGTAAACTGATCTCTAATCTCCTTGATATATAACCTAGCATTAGCTTCGACTGACATGATGTTGAAGGCAGTGTTACGTATGTTTTCTTCCATAGCTAGGACACCAATGTTATCCTTACTGTTCACCATAATGTGATGCATAAGCTCACGTATGATACTAGACTTACCCATGCCAGCACCACTAGTAAACGTCACTAGCTCACCAGTACGCATACCATATGTCTTCTCATTGAGTGCAGTCCAAGGATAGAGAACTGTCTCACAAAACTTTTCATCATACAGGCTATCACCTAGCTCATCTAAGTTTCTAATACCTGCTGGTGTAAAGTCTTTAGCATCCCACCATTTGTCTGAGAACTTCTGCCGTTGATTAGTCTTAAGATATTCATTGGCATCTTTTAGTTCTAACTTAACTATCTTACATTGGTTAGGCTCAAAGAGTGTAGCACATTTCTCTGATGCTTCACGACCAGCCTTGTCATTATCAAAACATAATACCACCTTATCAAACTTACTTAGATAGTCGAGAGACTTCTGACAATTCTCAAAGGCAGATGCTGCACCATTCTTAATAGATACAACAGGCCACTTAGATCCAAGCATCTCATAGGCAGACATAGCATCTATCTCACCTTCACATACTGTGATGAATTTCTGTGGCTTATTGAATAGATGTTGCCCAAATAGTATAGAGCTAGATAAATTACCTTCAGACCAAAACCTTTTGTTCTGTACCTCTCTAACCTTAGATGCAATGTGGTTACCATTATCATCTACGTACTTATAGATGTGATGGGTTGTCATATTACCTGTCTTCTTAATCTCTACACCATATCTTTGTGCAGTTTCTTTCTTAATCTTTCTCTCAGGTATGTCAGATAGTATACCTCTAGTCTTGATTGTACCACTAGCAGGATTGCTCATGGGTATTACTCTTGACTCTTGTTGCATATTATTTCCTTTCTTGTAAACTTTACATACATAACAAAACGTATGACCATCAGAGTATGTAGCATTACCATCACTAGAACCACACTCTTCACATGCACCCATTCGTGCTGTATCAGACATGATAAACTCCTATAGTTTTTTAATAGTATACTTTACATCAGGTGAGTATCCCATTGCAATAGTCAATGAATTACGATACTCTAGCTCTTCTTCAGCTATCTTTTGTGAGCTAAACTTTTCAACAACAATATCACCTACATCTTTTTCTAGGATTAATGCCCATTTATTTTTCTTCATATTCTTGTTCCCATAACTCATTAACAAAGCTCACCTTCTCTTCCATAATGTCTTGAAGTTCTATCTTGGCAAAGTGATTAGCTTCAGTACGATCATATCCTTCATCTTCATACTCACGTAGAAGTCTTTTAAATATAGATCTTCTTTCTCTTTCCCATAAGTTTTTATCCATCTTTCTCTACCCATTTAGTTTTATCAGGTAATCCTCGTTCTCTTCTTAGTCTAGCATTATCATCTCGTAGTTCTTGTAACTGTATCTTTAATGTTCTAATCATATCATGTAACTTATTCTCTACTTCTAAATGATTCTTAACCATAGCATACTCCTATTTTTTTCCTTTGTCAACATAAAAGATATGTGATCCAACCCTACCTAACTTAATAAAGGTAGGGCTACGTGACCAACGAGGTGACACCTTCCAAGTATGGTAGTGTGTAGCTCCCATTGTTTGCTCTAACATAACACCTTGTAGTATCAGTTCAGATGTATCCATAACTTCTAAGAGGGCATCCAACTCCTTATATTTCTCTGACTTACCATCACAGTAGTAACTGAACTGACACTTATTTCTTATTAATTTCCCCTTCCATTTCTTAGCTTGGTGTACTACATCACATACAGTATTAGGATATCTTTTATCCTTAACTCTTTGTAATATAACATTTCCTACAGCTATCTGAGCTACGAATCCTTCTGACCTAGCTTCATGATAGATAGCTTCTACCATGCATTCAATGTCATACTCACTAGCTTTAGATTTATTTATAGTTAATATAAATGCTATCATTAAAACAAATAACATTAATACATAGTATAATATATATCTCAATGTAACCTCACAATCTTTGTATCAAAACTAAGATCATCTTCTAGACCTAACTTAACTAAGAATCTAATAGCATCTTCTTCTTTATTAAATTGTTTAACTCTTAGCTCTTGCTCGTCTGGTAACACAGATATATTTTCTATGTCAAGTGGATCTTCTACTTGTATTATTATGTATGACATAACAACTCCTAAAATAATAAATTAAGTAACCAAATAAGTAACATTATATTCCTCCTACATTTTCTCTCATGATATCATTATGATTAAGTTCTGTCCAGTAAATTTCTAATGCTTCAGTCTCTTGATGTGCCATGAACTGATGGTACTCACCTGCTGGTACGATAGATAGGTCACCTGCATTTAGCCATGTGCTATCCACTAGCTTATAGTCTTTCCATCTCTTGATCTCTAGCTCACCAGAGATAACATAGAAAGCATTGATCTTAGATTGATGAGCATGTTTACTACAGTACCCACCTAACTCTATGTTGATACGATGTATCTCTACGGCTGGTGATTGTAGCAGTGGGATAGTCTGACCCCATACCTTACCTTCTTTAATCATTACTTACTCTCTTTCATTTCTTCAACTATTAATGCATTACTTGAAAACTCTTTCAACTTATCAAGTACTTCTTTATAAGAAAAGCTACGGTTAATAGCATCATCTCCAAATGCAATCTCAAAAACCTCTTCAATAAATTCATAATCATTTGCACTTTTAATGTGACCCCACTTAACCATTGTCTGTGATTGCTTTATCTTTTGCATTATCTTTCTCCTCTTCTTTAAGTTTATAATAAGTATCAGGGTTGTCTACAAATACATCATGGTTGCACATGATACATGAGATAGGTTCCAACCCATCCCAATGTACACAGCCACAGTTACAGCAAGTCCATCTGGCTGGCATCTACAGGTTCCTTTCTTTTCTCTACTGTTAAGGTGTAAGCATACTCACCATTGTCACTTACATAATCTTCTATAAACTTATACTCTAAATGTAAACCAAGATCAATCAATATTTTATTAGCTTCTTCTATGCCTATCTCAAATCCTTCTGACTTATAGCTATCATTAAATACTATCATCAGCTTCCTCCTTCCATACTCTTAGTCGGATATAAAATCCATCTTCTTCACTGTCCCAATTATAATCAAAGTTTTTACCATAGTGTTC